TATAGAGTATCCAGATATCAACATCCCTGATGAAATGGCTCAACGCTATGCAGGGGATGATAATGAGAATGTTGACCTGATTGAAGCAACCTACTTCATGAAAGAAGATGGTACATACTGCTATCAGATTATCGATGAAAGTGGACAGTACGAATTACTTTCAAGGGAGCTTAAATCTTTTCCTTGGATCATTGCACGATACATGAAAGCTTCCAATGAAATCTATGGTCGTGGTCCTGTATTGACAGCTTTACCTGATATTAAATCTTTAAACCGATCTATCGAATTAACCCTGAAAAACGCAAGCCTGTCGATTGGAGGGGTTTTTACCGCAGCAGATGATGGTGTTCTGAACCCTTCAACGGTTCAGATATTGCCTGGTGCTATCATTCCTGTTGCAAGAAATGGTGGTCCACAGGGCGAGAGTTTACGACCCTTACCTCGTTCTGGCGACCCCCAGCTTTCTCAGATTGTAGCCAATGATCTTAGGCAAGCGATCAAAAGGATAATGCTTGATGAAAGTCTTACACCAGATAATATGTCAGCTCGTTCTGCAACAGAGATTACGGCAAAGCTTTCTGAACTATCACAAAACCTTGGCTCTGCATTTGGCAGATTAATCAATGAAACCATGTATCCTGTGGTACGAAGAACCTTAGAGATTATGGATGAAAGGGGCATGATACAACTTCCGTTGAAGGTCAATGGCGTACAGGTCAAGATTGTACCAACAGCACCCCTCGCCCAAGCACAAAACATGGAAAGAGTGCAGGAAGTCTTACAGTTTGCACAAATCGTACAGCAAACGCCAATGGGTCAGTTTGTTTTAAAACAAGATGCTTTTCTTGATTACCTAGCTAAATCGATGGCTGTTCCTAGTGAAATGATTACAACGCCTATGGAACGCATGGAACTACAAAAACAGGCAATGGCTATGGCTCAAGCACAGGCACAGGCACAGGCACAAGGACAACCAATGGAGCAGCAACCAAATGAAGCAACAGCAGAAGAAACCGTCAATTAGTCAGCCTGGTTGGGAAGGTTTAGATGCTCAGTTTGGTTATCAGGAACAAGCTGCAACGCAACTAGACAAGTATTATCTTAACTGTTTTGGCAGTGAAGCAGGCAAGAAAGTCTTACAGGATTTAGAGAATAAAATTCTACATCAACCCTCTTGGATACCTGGTAGTAATGAACACTATGGCTACTTCCGTGAGGGTCAAAATTCTGTGATTAGAGATATACAAAACAAAATGAGGAGAGCTTTAAATGGTTGAAGAAGAAGTAGTAGAAGAAGTACAAACCGAAGAAGTTGTTGAGGAAAAGCCACAGGGATTGATGGCAAATGCCAAGAAAGAAGAAGAAAAAGTAGAAGATGGCGAGATAGCTCACGATGTTGAGCAAGCCGAACTAAAGAAACCAGAATATCTACCAGAAGAATATTGGGATGAGAAAACAGGTGCAAATCTTGAAAAACTTATGGGCGAGTTTGACAAGCAGAAAACAAGCTATAACGAACTCCGTAAGAAAATGTCACAAGGCAAGCATAAAGCACCTGAGAAATATACATGGGAAAACCTTGGTGAAGTCGATGCTGATGATCCACTACTTGCTACATACACCGATTGGGCGAAGGAAAACGGCATTTCACAAGAAGCTTTTGATAAGTTGGGGCAAGCTTTCACAGAAATTCAAAACAATTATGCACAGGATGCACAACTTGATTTGGATAAAGAACGTCAACTATTGGGGAAAAATGCAAATGAGATTATTAACAGCAATGTGGAATGGGGTCGTGGGCTGGTTGCCAAAGGTATTTTCACGGAAGCCGACTACGAAGAACTTGAAATCCTCGGTGGCACAGCCAAAGGGCAGAGGATCATCCAGAAAATCAGGGGTCTTACAGGGGAAAAAGAAATCCCAGTTGCGTCAATCGAAGGCGAAGCACCAGACCAAGAAGAACTCATGATGATGGTTCAGGATGCCAGATACCAGAATGATCCGACCTACCGTAAGAAAGTAGAGAAGATGTATCAGGAAGCCTATTCCAATTCATAAACGTAGGGTCTTGATTTTGAACAAGAACTATGATAACGATTAATTTCAAGGACAAGCCATTGTTCGCCCCTTCTGTTAATGGACAGTATCCATAGCCCCTTTAACGGACAAGCGACCTAGTTTTAATTAATTTGGAGATAATACAATGGCAACTACGCTTTCACCAGCTTTTGTAAAGCTGTTCGAAGCTGAAGTCCATCAAGCCTATCAAGGAGCTGCTGTATTAAGAAATATCTGTCGAACAAGGACAGGTGTTGTAGGAAATACAGCTCAGTTTCCAAAATTAGGTTCTGGCGTTGCAACGGAAAGAACACCTAGTACGGACGTAGTTCCAGTTGGGGGCGTATTCTCAGCCGTAACAGCGACTATGAAGGACTTTAGTGCATCAGAATATTCTGATATTTTTAATCAACAAAAAGTCAACTTTGACGAAAGATCAGAACTTGCTCAGTTAGTGGGTTCAGCTATCGGACGTAGAGAAGATCAAGTTATCTTGGACGCTTTGACAGCAGCTACCCCTGCTGCAACTGTAGCGAATACGGTTGTAACTTCAGGTTCAGCCGCTGCATCGGACCTCAATATTGGTAAGATATTAGCAGCCAAGAAAACTTTAGATACGAACTCTGTGCCACCTGATAACAGGCATTTGATTATTCATGCGAATAACCTAGCTGGTTTATTAGGTGATGAAAGAGCCGTTTCTGCTGACTTCCAAACAATTCGTGCCTTATCAAATGGTGAGGTTAATACTATCTTAGGTTTCCAAGTTCACATGATTGGTGACAGAACTGAAGGTGGCTTAGCGATTGACGGAAGCTCTGACAGAACTTGCTTTGCTTTTCATAGAGATGCGATTGGTCTAGCCGTAGGCATCCCACCAAAAACAGAAATCAACTATGTACCTGAGAAAACTTCTTTCTTGGTAACATCTATGTTTTCTGCTGGTGCGATTTCTATCGATGGCAATGGTCAAGTCGACATAACCTGTAGGGAGAGTTAATCATGGCTTTTGATAGAGATGGATGGCAGCCAATGGGCGGTCAAGCAAAAAAAGGTTTAGCTCCGCAAATGTGGTCCTATACCTCAACAGATGCAAAGACAGATATCGATGCTTCTGGTTATTTTAACGATGTTTCAACTGATGTGAGTGTGGGTGATCTTATCTATGTTCATGCTTCAACAGGTGGAACAAGAACTTATAGTTTGCACCCTGTCGTATCCAATGCGTCAGGTGTTGTAGATATAGGTGATGGTACAGCTATTAGTGCAACTGATAGTGACTAAATAAAAGGTGACGTAATGGCTGCTGGCGATACAGATGTTTCAATTTGCTCCGAAGCCTTAATTCTGTTGGGTCAAACAGCCATTACATCTTTTGATGACGGTACAGCAGGTGCTGGTGCTGCATCAAAAATATATCCAAAAGTAAAATCAAGTACCTTGGGAATGTATCCTTGGACCTTTACATTAGCCAAAGTACAGCTAGGACAACTAGCAGCAGCCCCTACGAATGTTTGGGAATATGCGTATCAACTACCTTCACAGATGCTTACTGGTGTTCCTCGAAAGGTTTTTGCTTCTGATAGCGTAGGTGCAAATGTAATCAAAGATTATGAAATACAAGGTAATCAACTACTGACAGATTACACAAAAATATTTGTAGACTTTCAGCAAACGGTTGATGAACAATCAATGCCAGATTACTTTGTCAAGTTACTGACCTATCAAATGGCTTGGCATTTAGCGATACCGATTACCGATCAGGCAACAATGCTTGATACTTATAGAACAATAGCCTTGGGAACGATGGCTGAAAGTGGTCGTGGTGGATACTTCCGTACGGCTACAAATATAGATAGTGCTGGTCAAAGCACCACAGTAATTGGAGATTATTTACTGACAGAGGTACGCTAATGAGTAGAGTTACCGTCTATCAATCAAACTTCAGTTCTGGAGAAATTGATCCTTTATTTTTAGGCCGTATTGATTTGGAGCAATACCGAAAAGGTTTAGAAGAAGCCAAGAATGTAATCGTATTGCCCCAAGGTGGTTTTGAAAGACGACCAGGCACACGCTTTATGCTTGATCTAACATCGCATTTAGGTAGTGGCATTACAGCAACACAAGGTATTAGGCTTATTCCTTTTGAGTTTTCTACCACCCAATCTTTCATGCTTGTCTTTGTAAAGAACTCTACATCATCTAGCAATAATGTTCGTATGTTTGTCTTTGCTTCCAAAGTACAGATTACAGGGATCAATGGTGGTTCTAATGATTACCTAGAAGTTTCTATGGGTGATATTGATTTATCCAAACTAAACTTTACCCAATCAGCAGATACACTTGTTTTAGTTCATGAAGATATGTCACCGATCAGTATTGTTCGTGGTGCAAACA